ATTTACAGCCAAGGCGGCGTAAGTATTGCAACAGACGGAGATTATAATGTGCATGCCAAGGGTAGCATTAACATGCAAGCCGAACAAGGAGTTAATATTAAAAGCTCAGGCAGCGAAGGATTAAAGTTAGAATCAAGTGTTGGATCAATTGACATACATAGTTCTATTAATATTAATAGTAGCGCAGATCAAGCAATGAATCTAACAGCAAAAACTAATTACATACTGAAAGCACCACGTGTAGATATGAATGGACCAGTTCCAACTGCTGCAAAGAAAACAACAGTACAAGCACAAACAGCAAACTCAAATGTTGTTAAGAGTGCAGCAAGTAGAGTACCTGAGCATCATCCATGGCTGGGTGCAAGTTCAATACAAGAAAGTTTAGAAACAGGAAAAGGGAATACAGGATAATGGCATATTACGTTTTACCAAACACACTTACACCAGCTGACTTACTTCCATTTGATTTATTTCCTGTGGCTGATAGTATACTTGCTACAACTGAGCTACCCATACGTACACTAGAAGCAAGCCCAGCACTAATGAATTTTGTGTTACGCACAATAAAATGGAGTGGGTTTGCGTATAAATCTCTTGACAATATAGTAAAAATTGGGTATAATTTAACAGACGGTATTGAATCAGAAGGCTTAACAGAAGAAGCAGCATATGACAAATGGATCGCTGATTTCAAAGACAAAGAACGAAAGTTCAAAGAAGTATTTGTTTTGAAGTCGCTGTCACAAAGTCAATACGATGGCATGTTAAGTATGTATTACTTCACAGGCGATTGGACTAGAGTAGGAACTAACAAGCGAGAGTTTGCATTGTACGACTATGTAAAGAATAGACAATGGGACTATGTAGCAACTGCAATGAGCAACAGCGGCACTGGAAGAATTATACGTCAACACGAAGCTAAGATTATTATGCTTGCTGACTATGGCATACAAAAAGATAGATCATTAATCAAAGAACAAGGTATACAAGAGTTAGCAAACAAGTACCCAGCAAGATTAATAGACGACAGAAGTAGAGCACAAGCAGAGTATGTTTACTATGCTACAACTAAAAGATTCTTACCCAACACATCAGAATCTAGAAAGCGAATTTTATCTTCGAAGATAAATCAATAAAAAAGGAAACGACATTATGCATGCTAGCGTCTTACTATTAAATGCAGATGGTCAACCTTTAAGTTTACTCCCACTTAGTACAATACCTTGGCAGAATGCAGTCAAGGCAATGTATGGCAATAAAGTACACGTAATCAAAAACTACAAAGATAGGTTCTTGCGCAGCACCACTGTATCTATACCATTGCCTAGTGTTATCATGATGAACACATATCACAAGCATCCATCACAAGCAAAATTCACAAGGCGCAATTTATATATCAGAGATGAATATAAATGTCAATATTGCAGCAAGCAATTCTTTTTTAATGAACTAACAATTGATCATGTGATTCCAAAATCCAAAGGCGGACGGTTAACATGGGACAATAGTGTAACTGCATGCGGCCCATGCAACGTTAAAAAAGCTGACAAGTTAACAATGCGTCCTGTCACTTCTCCATATAGACCTAGTTGGTTTAAAATAAATGGTGCAAGCAAACATCACACACTTCATATTCCAGACGAAGCATGGCAAGATTACATCAATTGGCCCGAAGATAAGTTAATTGTAGCAGAAAATGTTACACTAGATTAACCATTAAACACCTATATATTCTTCGGCATAAATAGTACTATGAGCAATATAGTAGGTTACACCACAGTAAATCAAAAGCGAACAAGTTTGAAATTAACAGATATCGAACTTGCAAAGCAAGATCTGAATAACCATTTTCATATCCGTAAAGGAGAGAAATGGACGAACCCTAGTTTTGGCAGTAACTTGCCTTACTACGTGTTCCAGCCACTTGATAGCACAGTAGAAGAGAATATAACTGAAGATGTACATGACGTTGTAACAAACGACCCACGCTTCAAGTTAGATAATAGTGAAGTTTTTATTGTTAAAGACGATCACTCAATTACAATAACAGTCAAATTAATATACTTACCAACTACCACTGCAACAGATTTGCAGATTAAATTTGACCTTGAATTTAAAGAAAACGCAGAGTTTTAATTATGGCACAAAACATTAGACAATCAAAACTTTTTGCAGCAGAAGACTACGTAGCTGTCTACGAATCATACATTAATGCTAATTTACAAGCATATGACTATGATACTATTAGAACAGCAATGGTCGATTATGTAAGAAGCACTTATCCAGAAAATTATAATGACTGGATTGAAAGTTCAGAGTTTGTAGCACTACTTGACGTAGTAGCACAGATGGGACACAACCTAGCATTTAGAGTAGACCTCAACTCAAGAAACAACTTTCTAAGTACAGCCGAAAGACAGGAAAGCGTATTTAAGCTTGCTGAATTTATTGGATATACTCCTCGACGCAATGTGCCAGCGTTTGGTGAAATGAAAGTTATGAGTGTAAAAACAAACGAAGCTGTGATTGGTAGCGCAGGTACAAGTTTAGGCGGAAAAGAAATTAGATTTGAATCAACAAGTAATGTAAATAACTTGGATGACTTTATCTCAGTTATGAACAGTGTGTTACAGTTTAGTAACCAGTACGGAAGTCCTAAGAAACAAACTACGGTTAACAACATACAACAACAATTTTATGAGTTAAACAACCTACCTAATCAAATTAAGTTTGACATAACTGGTCCTGCAAATGGAACAACATCTACATTTAATATTATAAACGTAGACTATGACACTGTTATATATGAAAGAGATCCAAACCCAACCGGAGCGTTTGGTATATATTATAAAAACAGCGGCCTTGGATTAACAAACAAAGACACAGGTTTCTTCTTTGGAGTTAAAGAAGGATCATTAGAATCTAAAGACGTAAAAATTACTGACTCAATTGATAACCAAACTATTGACCTTAATGTTAAAAACATTAACAACAGCGATGTTTGGGTACAAACTATTAATGAAGACGGAAGCATTGTAAAGAACTGGACTAATGTAAAAACTATTGCAGGGTACAATACATCTTACAACGGCACACTAGCATCCAACAGAGATGTCTTTAGTGTAAAGACCCGCAAAGATAATCAAGTATCAATTCAGTTTCCAGCAAAGGAATTTGGCAATGCACCCACTGGTGTTATCCGCATATGGTATCGTGTAAGTAAAAATGAATCGTATGTTGTAAGACCAGATGACTTAACAAACAAAAAGATTACAGTTAATTACAAAAGCATTGATGGCAATAATTATGTTGCAGTGTCTACACTACAATTAAAAACAAGCATCACTTCTGGTAGTTCAGCTGAGAGTTTAGACAGCATTAAACAAAATGCTCCTCTTGCGTATGCAAGCCAAGACAGACTTGTTACTGCTGATGACTATAATACAATTATTGGATATCAAACAGAAAACGTATTAAAGACAAAAAGTGTTAATAGAACATTTAGTGGACATAGTAGATATGTAGACTTCACTGATCCAACAGGTGAATATAGTAACCTGTTATTAAATGGAACGGATGGCAAACTATATCAAAAGCTTCCAATCAAAACTAAAACTACAGTGGTTGGACAAAACAAAGATTACGTTTATAAAAAATATGTAAAACCACAACTTGCAGATTATGATTTAGTTAACCTTTATTATACAAAATTTGTTAGTGCATTTAATGCATTAAAAAATGAATATGCATATGCTCCATATATAGATCACACAAATGACTTTTTTAAGACAGGTGCATTTATTTGGAACTCACCTGGTACTAACCTATATAATGCGAACACTGGTTACTTCGTTAAGTTTGGTGAAACAGCGGTATCGAGAGTGGGCAAATCACAAAGTAACTACCTAGGGCAACTTAGAGTGGGCGCAATGGTTAAATTTATTACACCAACTGGTGCAGTTGTTTGGTCTAAGGTACTAAACATTTTTGCACATGGACTAGGTATAGATAAATCTGGAACACAGCTTGGACAAGCAAGCGGCTTACGTTCAAATGGACTAGGCGCTGTTACATTAGATAAGCAAGCACCAGACGGAAGTATCATTGATATTATTGTTCCAGGGTTCTCACGTTTGTTTAAAGAAAGAGAATCAGATCTTATTAAATCTTATATAGATGCTAAACGCACTTTCTCAATTCGTTATGATTATAAAAATCAAAGTTGGGAATTAGATAATGCACCAGAACCATTTACTGCAGAGCAACCAACGGTTGACGGCCAACCAGTACCATATGGTAACACAAATGCAAGTTGGTTAATATATTTTAGCTTTAGCAATGACAGATATAACAT